CCTTTTGACTTCTGGCAAGGTGCAAACTTCAAGTTGAAGATTGTGAAGAAGGATGGGTTCTGGAACTATGATAAGTCTGAGTTTGATAAGGTAGTGCCTTTGATAGATGATGACGATGCATTGGAAGCAATATGGAAGAAAGAGTATTCACTCTCTGCCATCACTGCCCCTGATCAGTTCAAATCTTATGAAGATTTGGAGAGACGTTTGAAAACTGTACTAGGACAAAAACCAGTTCAGTCTCCTAGATTAGATGAAGAAGTTGTTGCTGAAGCTGAAGAACCAGTTGCAGTTGCTGCTCCTGTTTCATCTTCTAGTGATGAAGATGATGCTCTTAGTTACTTTCAAAAGTTAGCTGACTCTTGAGATATAATCAACTCTGCTTGACCCTCTTGGTCATAGCAGCATATATCAATCTACTCAAGTAGATTTATGAATACAGTTTAATATTTTCTCCTCTCTTCAAGGTGTCACTCACATACTGAGTGCCACCTTTTTTATATGGCATGTTCTTATCCATGTCATTCTGAATCACATTTAAGTATTGTGATTTAAGTAGATATATATTTCTCTTATCATCCTCTCTACTGGATTCATAATCATAGTTAGTCACAGATTGTAACATGTTTGCTGCAGGTATGGTGTCATATGAATTGCCATCATAATACTCATAGTAATATGCATTACCAGTTCCCACTGCTCCCTCTACAGTGAAGATGACTTCTTCTGTTCCTTCTATCTCTGGTAACTTAATATCTGGTATTGCTGGTAGATCATATGTAAATTTAATTACCACACCATCCACACTGTAGATAGATGTGATAGGGAATCTTCCATTAAAAACATCACTAGATACATTTTTAATGAGAACTTCTGACCCCACTGTTAAATTTTTAATACCATTATACATGGTGACTGTGGCCACCTTTGCATCATTACCAGAAATTTGATTGACTTTGGTATTGGTTGCTTG